CTTGATGATGTCTGTGAAATCCATGGATGCCATCTTTGGTCTGTTAAGATTCCTATCAAGGGCAAGGTTGAGGAAATCAATCAATGCCCTGAATGCGAGAAAGAGAATATTAGACTCTTTGAAAAGCAGTTGAATATGGAATCTGAAGTTAAAAGCAAGCTATCGGATACTTACGAGGTCTTTGCTCGTGACAGTATAGTTTCAACTAAGCTGGCCAGCAAGTCACTACATGACTATGAGATTCAGGTTGATATTGATGAAAAGGCTATGAATTTCGTGAAGCGATTGGAACGTGAGTATGCCAAAGGTACGGTTGGGAATGCCATCATCACAGGACCTTCTGGAGTCGGGAAGAGTCATCTTACTTATGGCTTGGCTCGATTTCTCAATGAGCAATTCAAGTCTTATGATGAACCGAAAAGCGTGCTCTTTGTGTCAGTCGTGACTTTATTTGATAAGATTCGTGAAAGCTTTGAGTTTGACAATGGGTATTCAGAAGCTAAGATGGTCAAGCTATTGTCTGAGGTTGATTTTCTTTTCTTGGATGATCTTGGGAAAGAGAGTCGTAAGGCTGATACAAAGCGGAATGAGTGGGCGCATCAGATATTGTTCAAGATCCTGGATAATCGGACAAATACGATTATAAACACGAATTTGAGTAGCGAAGAGATTAAAGAGCTTTACTCTGATGATTTCGGTAACGGTGCTTTATCAAGTCGCATTTTTGAGGGAGCGACAGGCAGGTGCTTTGTGTATCCTGCTGGGATGAAGGATAGGAGGTATTGATGTTAAATCTATACTTTATTTACAACGGACACCGCAAGATACTCATTGGGAGTTTTGGGCACATACATAGCGCAATCAATGAATTAAAGCAACATCAAGCCAGCTACTCTGCTGTTAACAATCCACGCTTTCGGAAAAGCATGAGTGGTGAGAACATCAGGATTGACTACGGAGCAGTTGATTGCTACTACTTGATTACGAAGAAAAGAGAGGAAAAATAAGATGAATACAAAAATGAATTTGGAAGAAAAAGTTCAACAGTGGTTTGTTGACAGAAATCTACATGAAGCAAATCCTGTCAAACAGTTCTTGAAGTTGATGGAAGAATCAGGAGAACTGTTTGAAGGTATCGCAAAAGATAAATCTGAACTGATCTATGATGCAATTGGTGATATCCAGGTAGTAATGATTGGACTTGAGCAACAGATCAAGAACGGTGCTCAGATTTCGGCTAATCAACAGGAACTTGAATTGCTGCTGATGGTTTCCAGTCTGGGTAATATCGCTCAGAAGCTATACGCCCATATCTGTCATAACGAGACACAGATTCCTTTAATCAAATCAGACTTGATGTTTCTTGACAGTGTGGTTAGTACAGTTTCATTTTGTAATGGAACTACAGCTGAAAGTTGCTTAGAAGAAGCTTATGAGGTCATCAAAGACCGCAAAGGTAAGATGATTGACGGTGTCTTTGTCAAAGAGGAGGATTTATAAAATGAAAAAACTAGGAATTTTTATTGGTGTATTACTCGTAACAATTGTCTCACCGCTTGTTGTTCAATTTGGTTGGAATGAGATTGTAACGACAATCCTCCCGGTCGGAAAGATTTCGTTTTGGCAAGCTTTGGGAGTAGATGCTTTACTAAGCTTCATAAATCCAACAATTTATAGTGATGAAGAAATTTCAAAAAAACTTACTCAGGCCATTTCAAAGATTATATATTTTGCATTTGCTCTGTGGCTAGCTAGTTTGTTTTTGTGAGGATTTAGAATGAGATATTTTAAAATTCTATGTGTTGTTTTACTCGCATCCTTACTCATAGCATGTCACCAGATTTCAAGTGGGACGGTGGTAGATAAGTACATTGATGAACCTCATACAACGTTCATACCTGTTATGACAGGAAAAAGTTCGGTACTTGTGCCAACAAGAACAAAAAGAAGATATATTCTGGTCGTTTTTGGATATGTAGGAAATGAGCACGTTGAAGAAACATTTGAAGTTACAGCTGAAGAATACAAGCACTATGAAATTGGCAATACTTTTATACAGGATGCCGTTTTAGAAAACAAGGAAGGGGATGAATAATGAAACCTGAAAAAAATGACAACGTAAACAAACCAAGCCACTATCAAGGTAGGTATGGCATGGAGTCTATCAATGCTTTAAGAAATTTCATGACACCTGAACAACTGAAAGGCTTCTACTTAGGGAATGCCTTGAAGTATCTACTACGTCATCAGAAGAAAAACGGACTTGAGGATTTGAAGAAGGCACGCAAGAACCTGGATTGGCTGATTGAGGAAGTAGAAAAGGAGTTAAACAATGATCAATAATGTTGTTTTGGTAGGTCGATTGGCTCGTGACCCTGAGTTGCGATACACGACGTCAAATATTGCTGTTGCAACTTTCAGTTTGGCAGTGAATCGCAATTTTAAGAATCAGGCAGGTGATCGTGAAGCTGATTTTATCAGTTGCATCATGTGGCGCCAGCAAGCTGAAAACTTTGCAAATTGGCTTAAAAAAGGTGCTCTTGTAGGAATCACAGGTCGCATCCAGACTCGTAGCTACGATAACCAGCAAGGACAACGTGTCTATGTGACTGAAGTTGTAGCTGAAAGCTTTCAGCTTTTGGAAAAGCGAGATAAGACTGCGGACCATTCGAGCATGGAAAATCAGATGCCACCAAGTTTTGGAGCAAGTGATCCGATGGATATTCCAGATGATGGATTGCCATTTTAAGGAGGTGTGAAGGATGAACAGACTGAAACAATTAAGACAACAAACAGGCGACACACAAGAGGATGTTGCTAAAGTTATTGGCGTGACCCGTAGAGGGTACCAAAAAATGGAAAACGAAGAAAGCCAAATCAAATCAGATAAAGCTCAGAAACTTGCCAAATATTTTGGTGTAAGCGTAGGATACTTGCTTGGTTATGAACCTGAAAGTGAGCAAGTTAGCAACCATCAAAAAATAAAAATTTGCTTCTCTAATGGTGAAGAACTTAGTTTTCTAGTAAGAAATTTTACAGAAAAAGAACTTACGAAGATTACTAGTCAGTTCAACAATGGAAATTTGATGAGGATTAGAAATTTGTCTGTAAATCCTAAGAATATCAATTATTTTTATGTTGATGATTTTAAAGAAAGCGAGGAGTTTGAGAATGAACATTCAGGGACTAATTGAACGATACGAAAAATTTAAAGCTAGCAAGAAGAAATTGACATCGGTTGATTTGGTTTTGAAAGACTTACGGTCTTTAGACGAACCAGAACCGTTGCCGTTCAAGTTAAAAGATGTCGTTCGTCGAATCAGAGGGTTTGATCCGACGACACAGACTAGATGGCTTAATGATATCCTTAAAGAATTAGGGGACGACTACGGTTCAATGAAATATCGTGAGGGCTACGAGCAAGGTAAGTTTGAGGGAGCATGGGTTGGTAATCAATTGAAAGATGCTGATAAGATTCGGCAAGAATTGAATAAACCAGTGATACCGCAGTTTGTGGCGGGTTGGGTTGTGGAGTGCAAAGCGAAAGGAAAAAACTTGCTTAGAGCTCTCTTATACACACCAGAGAAAGTTAATAGCTGGGTGGATGATCCAGATAATCAAGAAATTTTTGCTCTTGCTTGGATGTTTGGCTACACAGTAGAGAATGAAAAGCGTTATACAGTAGTGATGAAAGAAACAAAACAACCGCTATATTATAATGCTGTGGATAAGAAACTATTCTTCTCTATGGGCGGCCTAGCTACAAACTTTACCCAACAACAACTTGAAAAACTAAACTTCGGCTGGATTTTCTTTTGCCCGGGGATTGAGATTAATGAGGTCATAGATTGAAAGGTACAAAGGATTTTATTCTAGCTATCGAAAATATAAAAATCGATATTTTAAAAACATCCGATGACCTAAACGGTTATGAGTTAAGCAATATCAAGAAACACGCAAGGGATCTATACGAGTGCCTAGTGTGGTTGCAGTATGCTGCGGAGGAGAATGAAAATTGAAAAGATTTATCGCAATATGGATGTTATTGTCCGCTGGATTGAATATTTGGCAGATGGGCAGGATTGCAGAACTAGAAGAAAAGCGCCCGATGATCGTCTATAAAGCTGACAATCAAGGAGCAGAAATCAAAGGTAGAGTCGTCCATAAAGAAAAAATAGGCGACCTGCACACAATCACAATACAGAACTACGGCATATTTGTAGTATCGCAAGACAACTACGAATTTTTGAAAATCGGAGATGAGGTGAGATTGTAATGACAAAGCACAAGAAACTAACTTACATCATCATTCAGGAAGCAATGGCAGGCTACATTCATGAAAGCTAATACCAGGAAATGGAGAGCAAGATGAATAGAAGGATTAAGAAGAAGAAAGCTAAGCAACTTGCTCAGAAGAAACAACTAGAATTAGAAAATAAGCTTATAAAGTTAAGTCAGGAAGAAATTGAAGTTTTATCTAGAATGATTAAGCAGATAGTTTCTGACATCAGTAAGGCTCTTTCTAAAATGTTCGATAGCTTACTTAATTATTTAGAAAATTCGGAGGTAAAATTTGAAGAAATTGAGCGACGAAGACCTCAAAACATTAGACAGAGAACTTTTCAAAATCCAAAACATTCAACGTACAATAGATTTGAGAAGGCTAGAATTAGAAACTCGAAACCCAGATGCTCAGAGTGGTCCTATCGTAGGAATAAGCAAACCTACCGAAACTATCGCAATCAGAATCGCAGATGATCCAACTTTGAAATTTCTCGAAGGGTTCAAAGCTATTATTAACAAACTCCTGATTAATCTAGTTGATGAAGATAAGGAAATCTTTAATCTGCGCTGGAGATATCCTCAACTGAGATGGGAAGAAATAGCAGAACAGAAATTCATGAGCAAAGCTACAATCTATCGACGTAGGAGGATTATCTTAGAACAGTACGCTATACTGAAAGGTGAGTTGTAAATAAGATTGAGACAAAAGACGTCTTGAAGTCTCACAAAAAAAGGTTTATCATGATAGCATGAACTTCTGAAACAAAAACACATATCATACTTGAGGAGTCATCCTTAATTCTAGTCAAAAAGTTGTCCAACAGAAGCATCATCAAGAGTCAGCAAATGCTGGCTTTTTGTTTTATAGAAAGGAGGTAAAATATGGAATATGTATCACCAATAAAGGACAGTGATGACATTCAGGCTATGAAAGACTATTTGAAAGAATGGAATGAGATGTACTACATGCTATTCATCACAGGTCTGAATACTGGGTTGCGAGTCGGAGATATACTCACCTTAAAAGTAAAAGATGTCCAGGGATGGCACATCAAACTGAGGGAACGTAAAACTGGCAAGCAGATAACCAGGAGAATGACCAAAGAACTCAAGAAAGAAATGAGGAGATATGTTGAAGGCAAGCCATTTCATCATTTCTTATTCAAGAGTAGGCAAGGTCAGAATAAAGCGATCACTCGTGAGCGAGCCTATCAAATCATTCATGAAGCAGCTGAAGAACTTGGCATTGATAATGTTGGCACACATACAATGCGCAAGACATTCGGCTATAAATATTACAATAAGACGAAGGACGTGGGGACATTACAGAAAATGTTCAATCACTCATCACCTGCAATCACATTGAGATACATAGGGATAGAACAAGCAGAGCTTGATGATGCACTACGGAACTTTGTCATTTAATTTTTTAGATATTACTTTCACATAATGAGTTAAGCATAAACTGAAAAAATGAAACGCTTTAAAACCTATGATTAGTAAGGGTTTGAGATTTAGAGTGAGTTTAACAAAATATAAGATATGTGAAAGTGAGAGGTAAAACAACATAGAAAAAGGAGTATAACATGATAAAAGAATATCGCGATATATTGTTTGAATCTGGAGCAGTTAACAAACTGAACAAAGACATTAAAAATAACCCTGAAGTGAACTTCAAGATAGTTGGATACAATGTCGTTCCACAAAAGTTTGGACCAGATTGTAGATACATTCTTGTAGATTGGGAAAAAGAAATACTAGAAGATTCTGCAACAAAAGTTTCTACAATTCCAGAATCAGAAGTAAATACAGACACAGATCCACAAGTTTCAGAATTCGTCTCGAAACGTTTTAACCTTCCAGACGATCATTAATGTTTTAAAAAATGAGACAAAAGACGTCTTGAAGTCTCACAAAAAAAGGGTTATTATGATAGCATGGATTTCTTGTATGAGAGGGGATAGGTCGCTGACCTGTCCCTTTTAGTATTGGAAAGGAGGTTTGCCATGTACAACAAACCTATCAGACCATCCTTGAAGTCTAAGAAGTGGGAGAAGTTCCGTGATAGGATAATGCGTAAGCATGATTATCTTTGTCAAGAAAGTTTGCGTTACGGAATTTCTGTTCAAGCAGAAATGGTTCACCATATCTTTCCTGTATCTGAATATCCTGAACTTGAATTCGTTGAATGGAATTGTTTGCCGTTGACGAATAAGAAACACAATACGTTTCATGATAGAGTGAACGATAGAGTAATCAACCAAGGCTTGTACTGGCAGAAAAAGAGAAAAAAAGAATTTTTAAATTTTTTCAAAAATAAAAAATGAAAATTTTTAGTCCCCCCCTCTTTTTAAAAAATCATTTTGGCCAGTAGGGTACCGGTGAAGGGAACTTTTTCCAAGTCGGGGGCCTTCAAACAAAAAGGGGGTAAAAACTAAGCGATTTTGACGAAAGGAGGTAGTTTTGGCTAAACCAATTACAGCGAAGTCTATTAAGTCAAAAGTGGTCAAGCAGATGAAAGACTTGGGCACTTATCGTAAAGAGTTTGAAATGATCATTGACATCTTTGCAGGTATGCTATATCAGTATCAGAAACTTGCTCAAGATTATGCTGACATGGGTTATCCAGTAACAGACACCTACGTCAATAAAGCTGGTGCTGAGAACGAACGTAAAGTTCCAATCTTGACAGCGATGGAAATTTTGAGGAAAGACATTCTCAGCTACTCTAATCAGTTGATGATGAACCCGAAATCACTTGGTGAGGTAGTAGAACAGGAAGGTGATTCAGTTCTTACCGAAGTCCTGAAGTTTAAGAATGAACTGAAAAAGAAGCGGGTGAAAGATGGATAAAGACTTTGAAAAACGCTTTGCCGATTTTCGCCACGCTACAACAAATCTTGGGAAAGCTAAAGCCTATGTTGACTATGTCCTGAGCTATCAAGAGGAACATAACGAAGAACGGATTTTGGCTGCTGAACGCTTTTTGAGGGATTTAGAAAATCCAGCATATGAGCTTGATGAGGATATAGTGGATTTCGCTGTTCACTTCATTGAGAACTCAATTGTTCATCAGCAAGGAGATGACATGTTTGCTATGTCTATCCGTAACAAGCCTTTGATTTTGCAACCGTGGCAACATTTCACTGTTGTCAATCTCTTTGGATTCTATCACGCTGGTACGAACGAGCGTAGGTTCAAGGAAGCCTTGATAATGCTGGCACGGAAAAACGGCAAGACCAGTTTTACTGCTGCTATTGCTTTGCTTTATCAGATTTTGGATGCCGATAGTGGTTCAAAATGCTATATCGTGGCCAACTCTGTCAAGCAAGCGCTGGAAGCCTTTAATTTCATCAAGTTCAACGTGGAGCGATGGAATGATAAATCTATCCGTATCAAGGACAATAACCAAGAACACTCTATCACAGCTAATTTTGGAGATGATGGGTCATTCTATATTCAGGCCTTGGCCAACGATGAGAGCCGTTTGGACTCTCTCAATGGTAATGTCACGGTCATAGATGAAGCTCACACGATGAGGAATAGTAAGAAGTATGGTCTTATGAAGAAAACAATGTCAGCATACCGAAACAGTATGCTTTTTGTTATCTCAACGGCCGGTGATATCCCTACTGGATTTCTTGCTAACCGCTTGAAATACTGTCAGAAAGTGCTCAAGCAGTTGGTACAGGATGAGGCTTTATTTATCTTTATTTGTAAAGCCAATCAGACAACGGATGGCGATGTTGGTGACTATCTTGATGATAATGTTTTGAAGATGGCAAATCCGTCTTGGGGTGTCACGGTGTCCATGCCTGCTTTGAGAGCTGAAGCAGAGCAAGCCATGAACGACCCACAGACAAGAAATGAGTTTTTTAACAAGACTTTGAATGTCTTTACGAACTCTATGAATGCTTATTTCAATCCTGATGAGTTCATCGCTTCAGATAGTCAATATGATTGGACCTTAGAGGAGTTGGCACGCTTGCCTATCCAGTGGTACGGTGGAGCTGACTTGTCTAGACTACATGACTTGACCGCAGCCGCCCTCTATGGTGTCTATCATGATGGTGAGAAAGATGTTGATATCTGCATCACACACGCTTTCTTTCCTCGTATAAATGCTCAAAAGAAAGCCAATGATGATGGAATTCCACTTTTTGGCTGGCAGTCTGATGGTTGGTTGACGATGAGCAACACTCCGACCGTTCTTTATGATGATATTGTCAAATGGTTCATCAAGATGAGGGAGAAAGGATTCAAGATTGCTGCTGTCGGAATGGATAGGAAGTTTGGTCGTGAGTTCCTGACCAAGATGAAACAAGCTCGGTTCAAGATGATTGACCAACCTCAGCTTTTCTATCTGAAATCAGAGGGATTCAGACGGATTGAGTTCAAAGTTAAGAATAAAGAGTTTTACTATCTTCATTCTGACGCTTACGAATACTGTGTGAGCAATGTTAGAGCGATTGAAAAGGTGGATGACGCTGTGCAATATGAAAAATTAGATGGTGACGGTGGCACTGCAAGAATTGACTTGTTCGATGCCAGCGTTTTTGCTTGCATTCAGGCTATTGCTAATCTTGGTAAGAATCAGAATGTCATGAGCTTCTTTGATTAGATAGAAAGGAGGTGAGAAATATGGGAATCTTTGACAAGTTATTCAAGCGTAGCAAGTCTCAGACGATGTTCACAAGCTTTGGGAATTCAGATTTGGGCATCATGTATGACGGCGATGGCTATATTCCACTAGCAAGAAATCCAGATGTGATCATGGCAGTCAATAAAATTGCTGATATGGTCTCAAACATGACTATCCAGCTCATGGAGAATACAGAATCCGGTGATGTACGAATCAAGGACGGGTTGGCCCGTAAGATCGATATCAACCCTTGTGATCACATGACAAGAAAATCATGGATCTTCAAGATTGTCAGGGACTTGCTCCTGTTTGGCGATGGAAATTCTGTGCTACATGTGGAATATGACCCAATGACTGATTACATCAGTAACCTCAGACCGTTCCCAATGTCGGAAGTGTCGTTCAAAAGTAATGATCTGACATATATGATCCACTTCAGGGACACTGATTTCAATCCAGATGAAGTGGTCCACTTCGCCATCAATCCTGATCCAGACCGGCCTTATATCGGGACCGGTTTTAGATTGGCCTTGAAAGACATTGTACGCAATTTGAATATGGCCACACAGACCAAGAAGGGCTTTATGAACGGAAAAAACGTTCCAAGCCTTATTGTGAAGGTAGATTCTTCAAATGAGGAACTTGGAACCGTGGAAGGTCGGGAAAAAATCGCTAAGAAATACTTGACAACAAGCCAGTCTGGTGAACCTTGGATTGTCCCTGATGCCTTGATGGAAGTGGAACAAGTGAAGCCATTAAGTTTGAATGACATAGCTTTGAATGAGTCAGTAGAAATTGATAAGAAAACAGTAGCTGGAATGTTAGGAGTTCCGGCTTTTGTTTTAGGGGTAGGAGAATTCAACAAAGAAGAGTACAACAACTTTGTGAATACCACTATCATGAGCATCGCAACAACGATTACTCAGACCCTTACAAGAGACCTACTGACTTCAACCACACGTTACTTCAAATTCAATCCACGTTCACTGTACTCATACGACATTACAGAGCTTTCAACTGTGGCCCAACAAATGACCAACAGTGCTGCAATGCGTAGAAACGAGTGGAGAGATTGGGTTGGTATGACTCCGGATCCTGAAATGGATGAAATTATTGTTCTTGAAAACTATCTGCCACAAGGTGAGTTAGGCAATCAGAACAAACTAAACAAGGAAGGAGGAAATGCCAGTGAAGAAACGTAATTCATACATCGCTACTCAATTCGAGACACGAGAAGAACAAGAATCTGGTGACTTGATCCTGAGTGGCTACTTCATCCGTTTTGATGAAGAAACTGAGCTGTGGCCAGGCTATTTTGAAGTGATCAAACGTGCAGGAGTGGAAGAAGCAATCAAGAATGCGGATATCCGTGCATTGTTTAATCATGACCATAACCTAGTATTAGGACGCACAGGAAACAGCACAGTGAGTCTCAAAGTTGATGACAAAGGTCTCTATGGGGACATTATCATCAACAGGAATGATCCAGACGCTATGGGAGCCTATGCCCGTGTACAGCGTGGGGATATTGTTGGATGCAGTTTTGGATTTATGCCAATCAAGGTGGACACTGTTGAGCGTGAAGATGGTTCTTATCTTGATACCGTGCTAGAGCTTGAAATTTTTGAAGTTAGTCCTTGCACATTCCCGGCTTATCCACAAACTGAAATTGCTGCACGCAAGAAAGACTTTGAATGTCTGAAACGTGCTAACAGTGAAGCGTTAAACGAACGCAAAATGAAAATTAAGGAGAAATACAATCTATGAATAAAGCATTGATTTATGGCGCACGCATGCGTGCAAAAGCAAGCAAGGTTGTTGAACTGGAAGAAGCAATCACAGAATTGAATGAACGTTCTGCAATCGAAGCAGAAAAACTGGACCGTGCTGAAACTGAAGAAGAAGTTTCAACGGTTGAAAAGAGCCTTGAAGATATCCAAAAAGAATTGGAAGAAAAAAAAGCAGAAAAAGCAAAACTTGAAGAAGAAATTGAAGAACTTCAAAAACAAGTTGATGAACAAAATCGGAAAGCCCCAACTTATCCAGACGGGGAACAACGTGGAGGAAAGAAATTGGAACAACGTGACGCAATTGCTAAATACATTCGTACTGGTCAAACTCGTGAAATCACAGGCTTGAAAACTACTGATTCAGGAAGCGCAGCTTTAATCCCTACTGAAGTTTTGAAACCTCATTTTGTTAACAAAACACGTAATCCACTTTTGGATCTTGTGGAACGTGTGAAAGTTAACAGTGGATCTGGTAAATATCCGGTTATCAAGAAAACGGATGGTGTAATGGTTTCAACAGATGAATTGAAATCAAATCCAGAACTCGGAAAACCAGCAATCAGCGAGATTGATTATTCAATCAAGACTTACCGTGGATATATCCCTGTGTCACAAGAAATGATTGACGACGCAGACTATGACATCATGGCTATTGTTGAAGACGAAGTGATCAATCAAGGTGAAAACACTGAATTGTCATTAGTTACAGCTGTCCTCAAAACAGCAACTCAAGCAGATGCAGCTGGATTTGATGGTATTAAAGATATCTACAACAAGAAACTTAAATCAATTTACAAAGCAAGCATCGTTGTAACTAAGTCAATGTTTGCCGCACTTGACAAGGTGAAAGACAAAGATGGACGTTACATGCTTCAAACAGATGTGGCTTCACCTACTGGCTATTCATTTGGTGGGAAAACAATCTACAAAGTAGATGACACAGTGTTTGGAAACGAAGGAGACATGAAATTCTTCATCGGTGATGTTACTGAGTTCGTCAAAGAGTTTGACCGTTCTCAAGTATCTGTTAAATGGGTGAACAATGACATTTACGGACAATTGCTTGGGCTTTTTATCCGTTTGGATATGAAGAAAGTAGATGAAGAAGCTGGATTCTTTGGAACCTACACTGATGTTGTGGCTTAAGGAGGTAGCGTATGAGCTATAAAGTAATCCGTCCTTTCAAGGACTTGGCTGATCCTGAAAAACATGACTATGCTGTTGGCGATATCTTTCCTCGTGAAGGATATGAGCCGACAGATAGCTTTACCAACGGTCTTTTGACTGGTGCTAACACTGCTGGCTCTATTTTCCTTGAAGTTTTTGGGGATGATGAACCTAAGAAACCAGCGTCTAAAACAAAAGAAGTGAAGGAAGAGCCCGCAGTTGAGCAGGAAGAAACAGTTGAGGAAACTGCTGAAGATCCTGCTAAGGAAGTTGAGGAGTAAACATGGACGAAGGTCAGCTCTTGGAATTGCTGAAACTCAAGCTGGGTATTTCAACTAACTTGAGAGACAAGCCGTTAGAAAAAATCATTTCAAGTGTCATCACTGAATTGACCGATAATCTCGGTATCGAGCTTGTTGGTGAGCGTGCTGACCATGAAATGTTTATCGTTGACTATGCCGCTTTTCGCTACGAAGGTGGGGTGGATATGCCACGTCACCTTCAATGGCGACTGCATAATTTACAGATAGCATCAAAGAAAGAGGTCAAGAATGTGGAATCATGAAATCACGCTGATCTCTAAAAAAGTAACAGGTAAGGACAAGTTACTACAACCAATCTCTGAAGATGTTGAAGTTACTCTGTTGTGTCGTAAAAAGAAGGTTACTCGCTCTGAATTTTATCAAGCAAATCAGGCAGGTCTAAAACCGAGCTTGGTCGTTGAGATTCGAAATTTTGAGTATGAGAATCAGGAGTTTGCGAAGTTTGAAGGCAAGCAATATCGCATCTTAAAAACCTATCCTATCGATTCTGAGATTTTAGAGTTGACTTTATCAGAGGTATTGAAATGAGCAATGACCTTGCTGATTTGATAGCGAAAGAGCTTGCAGCTTACTCTGATGAGGTTACTGAAGAAGTAGATAAGATTGCAGAGCAAGTGGCTGATGAGACTGTGGATGAGTTGAAAGAGACAAGTCCGAAACGGTACGGAAAGTATCGTAGAAGTTGGAAAAAGAAGAAGTTGGCCAATGGGTCTTTTGTTGTGTTCAACGCAGTTGCAAGTCTTACTCACATACTTGAGAACGGACACCTTTCAAGAAATGGTGGTCGTGTCGCTGGTATCGTCCACATCAAGCCAGCTGAAGAAAAAGCAATTCAGAACTTTGAGAAGCGTATCAAGGAGATTGGGAAATGAAGCTATCAGACTTTGCTGTTATTTTGGAACAGGCAAACTTGCCTGTCACTTATCGAGCGTTTAAAATTGGGAACGCTCCTGACCTACCTTACCTGGTCTATTATGAATCTAGTCCAGCCATCAATGCAGCTGACAACACGGTTAATCATCAAATTAAGAGCGTTACAGTAGAGCTAGCTTTTGAGCAGAAGGATGAAGATTTGGAAGAACGTCTGGAAGAGCTGTGGACAACCCACGAGCTCTTTTTCGATGTTCAAGAAGAAACATTTATCGAGGCTGAAAGACTCTATGTCAAGTCTTATACGGTCTATCTATACTAAGGAGGAATGACATGACTCAAGAAAATAAAGTAACCTTTGGCCTAGAAAACGTACATATCGCACCTGTCAAAACACTTGCAGCAGATGGAGTTATCACTTACGGCGATGTTTTTCGTTTTCCCGGAGCGATGGAGCTGACACTTGATACCAAAGGGGAAACAACCCCTGTCAAAGCAGACAACAAGGATTACCATTTCATGAATTCAAATGAAGGCTATGAAGGTAAACTTAAAATTCCACATATCATCGATGAATTTGCAACAAAAATTCTTGGTGAAATCAAGGACCCTCAAACTGGCGTTATGACTGAAAAAGCAGATGCGAGCTTGACAGAGTTCGCAATGATGTTCCAGTTTGAAGGTGACAAAAACAAGACTCGCTATGTGATGTACTACTGTTTTGCCAGTCGCCCATCTCTTGGCTCAAAAACTAAGAACGGGACATCAACCAACGAACGTGAACTTAGTTTCAAAGCCAGCCCGCGTCCATTGGATACAGTTGTCAAGCGTTCTATCACATCAGCTGATGACAAGGATGCGTATGACAACTGGTTCAAGAAAGTGTATGAACCTACTGCGGTGACAGGTTAAGGAGAAGACATATGCGAAAAATCGTTTTGGTTGGTGATCAGGAGTATGAGTTGGGGACCAACGGCTATACTCCTATCGCCTACAAACAACAATTTGGAAAAGATTATTTTCAAGATTTGTTCTCGATGTTGAAAAATCAATCATTCATGAATGAATTGAACAAGCTGGAAACCGACAAGGAATTGACAGCGACTAATATTGATATTTCGATGTTGTCAGATTTTGATATGACCTTTTTCAACCGTCTTTTTTGGACCTTTGCCAAATCTGCAAATCCTCAAATCAAACCTTATGAACAATTCTTCATGGAAATGGAAGTCTTTCCGATTCAGGAAGTTGGTCCTGTGTTGATGGAAATGCTGAATGCGAGCATGACGACAAAAAAGCACCAGATGACTCAGAATCAGCTAGCGAAGAAATTTTCACAGTAGAGTCCTATTTGTCTTGCTGTAAAGAAACTGGTCTGTCTATCGACGATCTAAAGCACATTTCAATCGGAATGGCTCTAGATTATCAGACGGATTATGTAAATTTACGGAGCGAGGATAAAGGTGGCAAACGGAAGGCCACGCAAGCTGATTTTGACAGTTTTTAAAGAAAAAATGAGTGCTGAGAGAGCGATTCTGAGACCAAGTTCCTTGAACTGACTGCATTATCAGTCGTAGAAATCCTCTCAGCGCTTTTCTATTTTTTTGAGAAAGGAGGAAATATGGCAGGAAATATCAAAGGTATCAAAATTGAAATTGATGGCGACACGCAGCCCTTACAGAAGGCGCTGAAAAATGTCAATAAGGCTGCTACTGATGCAACTCAGGAGTTGAAACAGATTGACAAGGCCTTGAAGTTCGATACAGGAAACGTAACGCTCCTGACTCAGAAGCAAGAAGTTCTGCAAAAGCAAGTTGCGACGACCAAGGAGAAGCTAGAAACTTTGAGACAAGCTCAGTCTCAGGTAGAACAGCAGTTCAAAAATGGTGATATCGGCGCTGATCAGTACCGAGCTTTTCAACGTGAAGTTGAAACTACCAAGAATGTCCTTAAAGGTTATGAAGGCAAACTTGCTAATGTTAGCCAGGCACTTGCTGAGAATGGGAGTGCCACTCAGAACAACAAGAACCAATTAAAAGAATTGCAAAATGAGCAGAAGCAACTGGCTAGCGAGAATGAAAAAGTAGTCAGTTCATTCAAATTGCAAGAAAGTCAGCTAGGAGCTAACGCAAGTGAAGCTGACAAATTGGCGCTTGCTGAGAAAAGGATTGGAGCTCAATCTGATATCGTTGCTCGGCAGATTGAAAATCTAGAAAAACAACTAGCTCTTACAAAGCAAGAGTATGGTGAAAATTCAGCTGAAGCCAATAAAATGGAAACCCAGTTGAATCAAGCTAAAACAGCTTACTCGAATCTCTCTCAAGAGATGAATAATCTTGGTAGTGCTGGGAAACAAGCGAGTGGGTCTCTTAGTGAAACAAACAATCTCTTAAAAGCTGAATTGCTCAATCAATTTTCTGAAAAACTATCGGATATCAGTCAAAAGCTGGTTGATTTTGGTAAGAGTGCTCTTGAAGCCTTTCGTCAAGTTGACGAAGGCATGGACACCATCGTTACTAAAACTGGAGCCACTGGTGATAGCTTGAAAGGGATGCAAGATATCGCTTCAAGCATCGCAACAACTATCCCAACTGACTTCAGCAAAGCTGGGGAAGCTGTCGGAGAGGTCAACACACAGTTTGGTTTAGCTGGAGATGCCCTCAAAGATGTATCCGTAGAAATGATTAAATTTGCTGAAATTAATGGTACAGACATCACCAATTCAACCATTTCAGCAAGCAAAGCATTGGAAGCTTATGAACTATCAACCAGTGATTTAGCGAAGGTTTTAGACTCTACAACCTACACAGCTCAATCAACTGGTGTTTCAGTTGATGATTTGATGAAAAAAGCCATCGAAGGAGCACCACAGATTAAAATGTTAGGTCTCTCATTCGAGGAAGGTGTAGCATTGCTCGGACAATTCGAAACGAGTGGTGTAGATGCTTCAAGTGCTTTATCAGGGTTGACCAAGGCAGCAGGCTCATACGCTAAACAAGGCAAGACTTTGAAAGAAGGCCTTGTCGAAACAATCGACAAGATAAAGAATACAACTAGCGAAACCGAAGCAATGGGGCTCGCTATGGAAATTTTTGGTGATAAGAAAGCACCTCAAATGATTGATGCAATCAAGCGTGGTTCTTTTGACTTCCAGTCATTCGCCGAATCTGCTGAATACTCAGTAGGAGCAGTTTCTAAGACATTCGAAGCTACTCTAGATCCAATTGATAAATTCAAGACCGCACAAAACTCAGTTACGCTAGCTATGTCCGAACTAGGAGCAGCAATAGCTGAAACTCTAGCACCTGTCTTTGAGGTTCTTGGAAACATGGTCAAAGACATGGCAGAGTGGTTCGGTGGTTTACCTGGACCTGTTAAAGAATTCATCGTAATTTTGGGAGGAGTAGTCACAGTTGCTGGGATTCTAGTCCCGATATTCTTAACCTTGCAAGCAGCAGCAGTAGCACTCGGAACATCCATTGGAGCGATGATTGCAGCAGCTGCACCCATTATCGGTATTGCTGCTTTAATTGTTGCCGCTATTGCAGCAGTCATCATCGGTATCAAATATCTATGGGACACAAACGAGGGATTCCGAGATGCAGTCATGACAGTCTGGAATGCTATTCTGGAAGTCATTAACAAAGTTGTAAGTGAAGTTTCTGACTTCATTATGAGCATGTTTGGAGTGGTTGTCAATTGGTGGACCGAAAACCAAGAGCTTATACGATCTAGTGCAGAAACAGTCTGGAATGCTATCCAAACCGTAATTGATGCAGTCATGACAGTCTTAGGTCCATTAATCGAAGGCGCATGGGCGAATATCCAACTGGTCATCACAACCGCTTGGGAAGTCATCAAGACTGTAGTTGAAACTGCAATCAATGTTGTTTTAGGCATCATCAAGGCAGTCATGCAGATCATCACAGGTGACTGGTCAGGAGCCTGGGAAACAATCAAGGGAGTGTTCTCAACAGTCTGGAATGCTATCCAAAATGTTGTTCAGACCATCTTCACAGCTATCCAATCGTACATTTCAAATACGATAAACGCCATTTCAAGTACAATTTCAAATGTATGGAATGGAATTTCAAGTACAATTTCAAATGTATTAAATGGTATTTCAAACACTGTTTCAAATGTTTGGACAGGAATCAAGAATTCAATCGGAAATGCTATAAACGGAGCTAAAGACCTTGTAAGCTCTGCAATAAGTGCGATTAAAGGTCTATTTAATTTTAGTGTTAGTTGGCCACATATTCCACTACCTCACTTTTCAGTGAGTGGTTCAGCAAATCCATTGGATTGGTTGAGTCAAGGTGTGCCAAGCATCAGCATCGAATGGTATGCTAAAGGCGGTATCATGACGAAACCGACCATTTTTGGAATGAATGGCAATAACCTTATGGTTGGTGGTGAAGCTGGTAACGAAGCAGTATTGCCACTTAATGATCAAACGCTTGGTGCTATCGGTCGAGGTATTGCTCAGACAATGGGTGGAACTTCACCGACCATCAACATTACTATTACTGGCAATACTGTCAGAGAAGAAGCTGACATCACTAGAATTGCTGACGAAGTAGCTCAGAGAATTGCTGATGAAATCCAACGTAGAAGCCAATTGAGAGGAGGTATGGCATGATAAAACATAACGAACTTGTGATTGACGGTGTAAGAACATCGTCTTTTCCATTTAAGGTCATCGTCCATGATTCTCCCTCGGTTGCCTTAGGAGAAGGGAAGACAGCTCTTCTTGAGCACGGTGGAATTAGTGGAGCAATCGTACAAACCAACAAACACAGAGGTCTTGTAAAGAAGACTTATTCAATCTATCTTGTAAAGCCTACTGAAGAACAGATGAATCAGTTCATGAGCCTGTTTATTCGTGAGAAATTCTGGCTAGAGAATGAGCAAGTTAAGACAACCAAGTTATGGTGCTATAAAGTCAGTGTGACAGAATTAGACCAAGTCAAACCTGGTCTTTATATGACTAAGGCAACTTTTACTTGTCATCCAACTAAGTTTTTCAAAACAAGTGACACGCAAACTTTAACAAAAAGTGGGACTTTGACCGTTCAAGGTTCTGCTCTTGCCTTTCCTAAAATCACAATCGTTGGTCAGAGCACTTCTGAAACTTCATTTACAATTGCTGGTCAGGTCATTCGTCTTGAACGACTCACTGAGTCGCTTGTGATGGTCAATAATCCTGACAATCCAAGTTTTAAAACAACAACAGGAAAGCCAGTCAAATGGTCAGGGGATTTTATCACAGTTGATCCAGCAAAAGTGAAGAATGTTGGGGTTGTTCTAGGTCAAGGTATTCAATCGCTTGAAATCGAGACGGTTTGGGGGTGGGCATAATTGCTTTATCTACTTAATAAAGATGTGAGAACCGTTCGGTGGAACGGGGAGCCACTTCATGAAGCGACTTCGGC